AGACGCTTCTGACAGTGAAAAGGCAATCTTTGAATACTATAAGAACGTCATCCGTAACATCCAAATGAACGAGCAATCTGGTCTTATCTTGCCACAAGCATTTGACCCTGAAAGCCGTCAACCACTCTTCAAGTTTGAACTGACTTCCACCCAAGGTGGAAAGATGTATGACACAGACGTAATCATCAAACGTTGGGATAACAAAATCCTACAAGTTTTGTTTGCTGATATGTTGAAGATGGGTCAAGACCAAGTTGGATCTTACTCGCTCGCTGGAGCTAAAACAAACATCATGGCGATGGCTATTGAAGCCCGCCTAAAAGAGATTCAAGACACGCTCAACAACGATCTGATACCACAACTGTTTGCACTTAATGGGGAAACCTTGACAGCCAAACAACTGCCAAAATTGCAGTATGGTGATCTGGACGAAGTTGACTTGGATGAATTCTCTAAAGCAATCCAACGTATGGGTAGTGTTGGTGCTCTTGAACTTGACCGTCCTATGGCGAACAAGATTCGTGAAAGTATTAAAGTTGTGCCTAAGAAAGACGACGAACCAGTTGACAAAGAAGAAATCATGGGAGGCGATAGCCAAGCAGGTGACGGAATGGCAGCTGGAGGTGGTAATGGTGCTTCAAGTAATGCTTCAGCAAGAGACAATGCTGCTGCCAATAACGCATAGGAGTTAGTATGACATTAGTTGAAGCAATTGCTGATCTGATTGAAAAACACTTTGGTGGTTCTAAGGAATCAACTGAGGTTGTAGAAGTTACCAAAGCTCTAGACGTTGAGGACCGCAAGGCCCTCTTCGTCGTACTTGAGCCGGACTGTGTAGACCTTCACGGTGATACCTACACAGCTGTTGAAGTTGAAAAGGCTTGTGATAACTACAATGAACATTGCAGAGTTGCAAATATGTTCCACCAAGTAGAAACAAAAGAAGCCACTATTGTGCAGTCCTTTATCTCTCCTGCTTCCTTCACCACTGATACTGGTGTAGAGATCAAGAAAGGTACTTGGCTACAGTGGTGGCAGTTCCCTGAAACTGATATTGGTGAAGCTTTATGGCAAGGTGTTAAATCAGGAGAAATTACTGGTGTATCCATCGGAGCTATGGCAACCGCAGAGGACCTAGAATGACAGTTAAAGCCAAACGTCGTCTTAGTGATATTAGCTTTACTCATGAGGGTGCACATGTTGCACTAGTAAGTAAAGGCCAAGGTGGTGCAGCTAATGGCTACACAACACTGGTAACTAAGGCAACAGACAAGATTGAAAAAGAGTTTATCGACAAAGCCAGCAAGGTTACTGTCGAGATGCAATTCCCCGAATTCCTTCGTAAATTCTTCGGAATGTACTGGGACGATGCAGAAGTTCTTTCTGTAGCGATGGGCTACGGTCGTACAGAGTACGAAGATGTAGAGGTTAAAGATTGGATTGACCAAAAGGTTGAGTCTATCAATATCCTTAAGTCTGTTTACCGTGCCCCTGACTTGGAGAAGGCACTTGCTGACCTTACTCCAGAACAATCTGTAGCTATCTTGAAAGACCAAGAGATGCTAGAAAAAGCTCTGGAGAATCTGCCAGAACAAACCAAAATTAAACATGAGGACACTCCCTTGGAAACAATCCTGAAATCTGCACATATCGAGGCTCTGGCTGACGCCGTTGCTGTAGAAAAAGCTGCAAGCGCTGCTGCTGTAGTTGAAATCCAAAAAGCCCTTGATGCTCAGGCACTAGTGCTTAAAGCTGCTCAAGACCAACTTGCTGTTTACGAAGCTGTTGCAGCTACTGCAAAAGTTGAAGCTCGTAAGGCTGCTGTTATCGATGCTAAAGTACCTGCTGACAAAGTAGAGTCTGTACTTAAGTCTCTTGAAGCACTTAGCGATGAATCTTTTGCAACCACAGTTGAAACAATGAAAGCTCTTGCTTCTGTTGTAGATAACTCTGACATGATGCAAGAAGCTGGCGTGGCTGGCGCAGGTGCTGAGTCTCAGAAAGAAATTGACCGCACAACTGAAATCCTTAAAGCCCGTTACGGTTCTAAGTAATTAACCCCTATAGGAGATTTACAAATGGCACAATACGCTGCTGATGTACAACGTCTAAGTAACTGGCTGGTATACGAAGAAGAGCCAGCTTCGGGTGTAACCCGTGAAGTTCTTCTGAAGTCTGCTGTCAACGCAACTATTACAGGTTCTGTCCTAGACAGCACTGGTAAGCTGGTTGTAGCCGCTACTCTGGCTGACGCAACATACATTCTTATTGACGACCTGACTCGCCCAGCTGCTGCTGAATACGCTCGTGTATTGGTTCTGGCACGTGGTCACGCTAAAGTTGGTAAGAAAGCCCTGATCTTTGGTACTGACGTTACAACTGACGCTCAGAAACAAACTGCTTTTGACAAGCTGGCAACGAAGAACATCTTCGCTGTTGATCAACTTACTTACAACAACATCTAAGAAGAAGGAGGACTAAATGTCTACTCAAGTACAACTGGCTAAACAGGCCACTCGTAGCTACGCAAATAACAACTACGAGTACACTGACCTGTCTGCTCCACTGATGATTATCCCTAATGACTGGTTCCTAGGAACTCAACTGGGTATCTTCGGGATGGACACAACAAACCAAGAAACTATCACCATCGAAGAAATCAAGACTGGTTACGGCCTGATCAAAGATGTTCACCGTGGTGCTCGTCACACTGTGATCAGTGACCCAACTCGTAAAATGCACGCATTTGCGATTCCTCACTTCACTCTCGATGCCTCTATCACTCCACGTGATATCCAAGGTAAACGCGCTTTCGGTGTTGACCAGCTGGAAACAATGGCAGCTGTTCGTGCTCGTAAACTGGAAGTGATTCGTAAGTCTTGGGCTGCAACTCACGAAGCAGCTATCTGGCACACAATCCGTACTGGTACTGCTTACGCTCCTAACGGAAACGTAACTTACGACTGGTACACTGAGTTTGGTGCTCAACGTAAGGTTGTAGACTTCCAGCTGAACACTGCTACAACAGACATCATCGCTAAGACTGAAGAAGTTTTCGCTTCGATCCAAGACAACGCTCTAGACGGCACAATCCGTTCGGACGTTTGGGCTGTTGCTTCTCCAGAGTTCTTCGCTAAGCTGATCTCTCACCCAACAATGAAAGCTCTGTGGCTGGCTTACCAACAGTCTCCACAAATCCTTCGTGACCGTCTGCAAGCTCGTGGATACGATGCTCGTTACCGTGAATTCACTATCGGTAACATCACGTACATCGAAAACCGTGGTATTGACCCAGAAGGCAACCGCCACATCCCAGCTGGAGACGTTTACTTCTTCCCAGCAGACGTAGGTGATGGCTTCAACTTCGTGCAGTACTTTGGACCAGCTGATCACTTTGACTATGTTAACACCCAAGGTCAAGAGCTTTACGCTTTTGAATACGGAGACAACCGTGGTCAAATGATCGAAATCCAAACCGAATCCAACTTCCTGAACGTGCTTCGCCGTCCACAGTTGATCGTAAGAGGCACTGTTGGTGCCTAATTAGAATTAGGGCGGGCGTTCTGCTCGCCCTTTTCTTTGCTTAGGAGACTACAAAATGCCTTACTCTGGATCACCAAGTACCAGCGCTACAGATCGAATTCGCTTAAACGTAGGTGATATTTGGCC